AAGAGAACTAACTAAGAACGAAAGAAAGTTTTTATCTCTTATGTACAACTCATTGGGTACTATGGAACAAATACAAGCTGACTTGATAGCGAAAGAAGTAATCAAGAAAATACTTGCTAATGAAAGCATACAGGAAGTATATAAGTATTATGTTAAGAAAACTGCATTTGCAGGACAACCTAGACTTATAGACTACGATGATGTTAAGTCATATATTAAGTCATTGCTAGAAATTAGATATCCTGTAGGTAGTAAGTTACCTAATAGTGTACTAGAACAAGATAGTAATAGAGTATATGACGTATTAAGCTCATTGTTCTATGGTATTCACGAAGCACAATCCTACATTACTTGGACAAGTTTTCGTGGTACTTGGTATTACGATAGAGATGTACACCAATATCGTAACAAGAAAATGAGTACAGCTTCTATCAGAAGAAGAGTTAATAAGCTAGTAAGATTGCTTTCTAATCCATTTGAAGGAGTTAGGAATTCTTACAAACTTCAAAAGATGCTTACTTCTGAAGGCAGTATTAAACTAGATGGCGAGGAATACCTAGCACAACTAGAGGCAATGGATAAGATTGCTGATGAGTACGATGATAGTATTACACTACCACAAGGAATTAGTGAAGAACTTGCTAAACAAATTATGGAAGATAGTGAGCAACAATATGAAAGACACTTCATTAATTACTGGGGTGGCGACACTTCTGGTATGCACGGAGTAGCTAAGATATTCAAATTCACACCTACTAATACCATACACAAAGCAGTTAGAGAAATTGCAAAGCGTAATAGTGATAGAGGTGTTGTTCCTAAAAATATGCATCGTATGACTACTGACAAGAAAGTCTTTGCAAACAAGACTACAGTAGCAGGTGGTTCTATGATGATAGACTGTAGTGGTTCTATGTCTTTTTATGAGGAAGACATACGAGAAATTATTGACTATCTACCTGCATCTAACATAGCTGGTTATGTAGGATACAACACTAAGATAGATGGCTACGATGGTATGATAAAGATTATCGCTAAAGATGGTCGTATTGACACACACGCTATACGAGACCTAGAAGAATATGGTGCTAACTCAGTAGATTTAGATGGTCTAAAGTGGCTAGCACAACAACCAGAACCTCGTATATGGGTAAGCGACCAACAAGTAGTAGGTGTAGATAATAATGGTACTGCAGTAAATCTTAACAAAGAAAAGAGAGATGAGATTGCTAGGTTTATGAGAAGACATAACATAATACCTATTCGTGTAGTAGAACAAGTAAAGAAATTATCAAAACAATTAGGTACTAAGTAAGTATCTCGTAGCCTAAGTAGTTAATCTCCGTTTCCTGCTTAGGCTATAGGATATTTATTTTAAAGGTGGTAGGGGTTTGTCCTTTCGTTACCCTACCACCGACTTCCCTTTTTTTTATTTATTATGCATATGCATAAGCATTTTATTTTTTTTTCTCATATGCATATGCATAAGCATAATTGTGTGCTAGCATATGAATATGAGTACGAACATAGACATAAACAAATTGCTTGAAAAAGCACTAGAACAGAATAGAGGTGGAGTTGCTGCTTGGTACGATAGATTACCTAAAGAAGCTGAACCCTTTATTAATGGAATAAAAGATATGGTTGCAGAAGGTAAGCGACCAATACCTAGTAACATAGTTAGAATACTAAACGATGAGTTTGGTTTTGAAATCTCTAGAAGTAGAGTTTCAGTTTGGTTACAGGGTCTAGCTAATGAATAAAGAATTAGCAAAACTTTTAGCTGAAGCAGAAAGCGAACAGATAAAAGACCTTAAGAATACTAATCAACGCTTGTTAAAGCAGATTGATAAGTTAAAAGATAAGAAAGCTGACTTAGTTGAAGCAGTATATACAGGTGCAAGAGATGGTATCTCAATGCTTGACATACCGAAAGTTAAAGCACCACCTATAACAAAGGGAAAAGGAGAAGAAATATGTGTTCCCTTACTTAGTGATATACAGCTTGCAAAAAGAACACCTACTTATAACAGTGAAATAGCTGAAGAAAGGGTTGTTAGATATGCAGAAAAGATAATTAAATTAGCACGCATACAGAGAGCAAGCCATACTATTAAGAAGTGTGCAGTTCTTTGTCTTGGCGATATCGTGGAGGGTGAACTCATATTCCCAGGGCAAGCCCACGAAATTGACAGTTCCTTATATAAGCAAGTTACTGTTGATGGTCCACGAATACTTTATAAATTCTTTAGTACATTACTAACAGAGTTTGAAGAAGTAGAAGTCTATTGGGTAATAGGTAATCACGGTGCTTTAGGGGGTAGGTCAAGAAGAGACTACAACCCTGAGAGTAATGCTGACCGTATGTTAGGAAAAATATTAGAGACTATGTTTGCTAATGAAAAGCGAATTAAGTTTATAGTACCTGACAAGAGTTGGTACCTAGTAGCAAACTTAGGAAAGAAGGCAAAGTTTCTTTGCTTTCACGGAGATAACATTAGAGGCAGTATGGGATTACCTTTCTATGGATACAATAAAAAAATCTTAGGTTGGAAATCTCTTGCAGCTAATAACTTAATGGAAGACTTTACTCACGCAGTATGTGGTCACTACCACACACCAACAAACTTGTACATAAATGATACAAGAGTGTGGGTTAATGGTAGCACTGAGAGCCACAATGGTTATGCACTAGAACAGTTAGCTAGTATGGGTAGACCATCACAGCACTGTCTATTTGTAAAACCTAACAAGGGGGTTACTGCTGAGTATTTAGTAAACCTAGAGGAGTAATATGTCACACATATGTATGAGTTGTGGTAGTCCTTTATATGCACACAAGGGTTTTCTTAAATGTGTTAACCCTATGTGCAGGAGATATAAAGAGAAAATGTTCACATTAAATACTAACGAAGCTAGTATATAAGATACAAGAAGGAGGCGTTAATGGCGTTTAATTTAGATAACTACGAAACAGTAGAAGACAGGCTAAAAAAGTTTTGGTCTGATAATCCTAATGGTAGGATTGCTACATTCATTAGCAACATAAGTGAAGATGGACATATGGTTGTTATAGGGTGTGAGGTATATAAGAATGAAGAAGATGCAAGACCTGTAAGTACAGGGTATGCACAAGAATACAAAGGTCAAGGTGGCTTTGCTAATAACGAGGCTTGGTTAGAAAACTGCGAAACCTCTGCTATAGGTAGAGCATTAGCTAACTGGAAATATCAAGGTTCTGATAAAGCTAGACCTAGTAAAGAAGAAATGAAAAAGTCAAGTGGCTCAAGCACGCAGAGTGCAACCAATAAACCGGCACCAAAGGAGGGAGTAGTAGCCGCCTCATCTACTACTCCATCTCCTGCTAGGGGTCCTATTAAGGAACTGACTGATGCAGGGTATAGCGTTAAAGATAGGAACCATCCAACAGGTGAGTTAGCTATAGATGATATAGGGTTATGGTGTCCTTGTGGTGGTGCAGTTAAGTATGTACCTGTAGCTGAAAAGAAATCAGATAAGTCACCAGACTTTAGATGTATTATGGCTTCTAAGTGTACAGCAGGAGATACTGTAGATGGTAAAGTATTTTCTAAGTCTTGGTGGGTAGATAATAAAATTACTCCTAAGTCTTGGAATGACTATGCAGGTGTACAGAATGGTATATTTATGCCTAAAGCTAAATCATTAGATGATGTTAAGGAAGGCGAGGCACCTTTCTAATGTGTAAAAGATGTGGCAATAAGCTATCAACAGGGTGGCGTAATGGTGATAAAGATGAAGACCTAGTAGCTTGTCATACTTGTCAGAAACAATGGGAAGTATCAGATTACTATGGTGAACATTAATAACCGTATATAAGCAAGAGCCGAGGTAGAAAGGATAACACCCTCGGCTTTGCTATTGAAACTACTTACTTGCTTTCTTTGGAGTAGGCGATACTTTATTTTTAGCAAAAGATTTTAATACTGATAGTACTGCAGCACCACCAGCTAAAGCAGCAACTTCTAATGTACTAATATCAACACCTAATGCTGGTGTGATTACTAATGTAGAAGCAAATGTTTCTACAAATGTCCATAAACATCTTTCAATTAAGTCTTTATATTCTTCACTCATTTTATTAGTCTTCCTAACTTTAATTTATTTTCAATGTTCTCTAGTTTAGCAATAATTATATCTAATTTGTTTTCATATTTTAAAGGAACATATACATCAGGTGGACTTTCATTACTGATTGTGCTATTAGGTGTAGCATTTTTTTCTATAATCCATTGTCTAGTTGCATCTCCTGGACAATCAGTTTGCTTAAAATCTGAATGAGCTTTAAGTTCTCCACCAACTATTTCAGCTAATCCTTTAATGGTGGCAAGAGCTTCAGCAGAAGGTTTGTCGGTAGGGTTGGAACCACCAAGCCAACACACAGCAACATAATGCTTGTTGTTGTAATTAATTTCTTGCCTACTATTACCACCTTGTGCTGCACTTCTGTTTCCCCAACCTCTTCCTTCATATATTTGTCCTGTATCTCCTACTAAAAAGTTATATGCTACATCATTCCAACCTCTGTCAATTTGATGTAGTCTTTGTATCTTCTTACATTGGTCTATCTCTGCTTGGTTTCCTACTGCTACTGGATAAGCAGACCAATGAACTACTAAACCTTTTACTTCTCCTAACTTAGAATACTTTGTCTTTGCAGGTTTAGCACCCCACATTTTTCTACTTATTATTTTCACAGTTATCACTTCCATATTTGCAGTTACACAACTGCACAAATGAACCATCTTCTTTTACATCTACTTTACACATAGTTCTCCTACATTAAGGCAGCAACAATAACACCACCTACTGCTACTAATAATCCTAATACTTTATAAAATTCTGCTTTGTCTAGTTTTGCGTCTAGTTTACTATCGATTTCATCAAGGCGTTTTAATACCATATCTAACATCTCCTTCTGTGTATAACCATTACCGAGATAGTCAGGCATTATGGAAGGTCATCTTCCTGAATAGGTGTTATCCAATCCCATTCTTTATCCCAGTCTTTTGGGGTAGGTATAGCTAATCTTTTAAGATAAGATACAGTTTCTTTAAAAAAATAACCTAATAAAAATCCAATTATAAAATCCATAAGCAGGATTATAACATTAATTTTTATAGTAATTAGTTTTATTTAGTTTTAATTTACCAAAATGTTTAAAATAATTTTTTAAAACTTTATCTTTCCATTTGCCTTCGTATCCTTTAACTATTTGAACTTTATAATCTTCTCTTTTAAATGGTATATATACTGCAAGTGGAGTGCCTTGTTCAAATATATATTCTCCTGGTTCGTAAAACATTACTTGAATATTTACTGCGTGTATCTTGTCAGATTTTAAAACTCCATAAGTTGTTTCATACTTAGTATTATCGGCATAAGGAAAGTTAATTTGTCTTACACTATATCCTTTAGGTGTAATCACTTGGATAGGTAGGTTAAACTTAGCAACACTTAATACTTTTTTGTTGTTATAAAATTTATGGAACTGTTCATAGGCATGATAGTCAACACTCGGATGTCCTGTGTCTTGACTAAAATCTTGTGGTGACCTCCATATAAAAGAACCATCTTCTTCTACTTTTAAAATATAATCTTGTGGTGCAAGAACTACATATCCTTCTTTAAATATTTCTACAAAACTTGGACATGTTTTAGCAGTTTTTCTTTTTTTAATATACTCAATAACTTCTCCTGGCATATCATCTGCTTTAATATTCTTATACCAATCAGGTGTAAATTTAACCATAGGTTGTGGATGTAAATCTTCATTTAAATATAAACCTTCATTTTGTATTGCAAATATAATTTTATTTTTTAGCATAATTAATTCCTAGTCCTTTCATATTTTGTATAAATCCTGATTGATACCAAGTGCCATACACATCATGCATTTGATAATTTGGGTTGTCTAAATTATTTAGTATTTCTATTAACCTGGTACTTGGATTAGACCAACAATCCTGTGCAAGATTATGTGCATACTTCCAAAATTCTGTATCGTATCTTGGCTTACCTAGATAATGCAATGTTATAATATCTTGACACTCTTTAAACCAATCTTGGTATTGTTTATTAGCATTGTCTATGGATATACCATAGGTAATTATGTCAAAGATATTTCTGTTAATTCTATCAACAGTAGTTAGACTTGTTGCTTCCATTGGTTCAAGAAAGAACGAAGCGTTACCATTGTAAAACACTCTATCTGTATAGTTTTTTTTACGATAGTAATTGTCAAACTTAATTACTTTTGGTTCTGTAAATGTTGTATAACCTAGTTCATTTAACAGTTCATCTAAATCATCTTCTATATCTTGTTGGGTATTTATGCTTTGTTTAAACAAATAGCCAAAAGATACTCTGTTTTTTAATGGAATACCAAAGACCCAACCATAAGGTCTAGCCTTAGTTAATGTGTAATCGAATGGTTCTTTAACATAACATTGTTTAATTAAAGCTGTATCAACTGGTATGTACTCTGCTACATTACAATTATTAAAGTCTTTGGGTTTACCAGTGCAATCAATAATATAATCTGCATCTATATCATTATGAGAAGTTATTTTCTTTTCTATAAATTGATTTTCATATT